TGTCGTACAGCTAAAGAGCATGATGGGTAGAATCTTCCAAAGAGCTATCACCCCTTGTGGGACTCCCAAGATTGACCTGAACGCTATGATGCAACTGGTAGGAAGTGCTGAGGATACTATGTATAATATAGAGACCAAAGGTGAGGTTGATCTTAAAACTAAAGGTGGAATATTTTTAAAATGAGTCTAACTGATAAAAGACCAGAGATGACCAGAAAGCACATTGTCAAGAAGTTTCAAGAAGAAACCCTTGCCTCTATTCAGTTGGCTAAACCACTCCTCGAGAATAACCTGTTAAAATTTAACAAATTCGTTCTTGAGGTAGAGGAAGGGAAAGGCAAGTGTAAGCTCGCTGACGTACATACGCAGATGTGTTCATTCATAGATGGGAATAAAAAGAAGTTTAAACTATTAATGATTCCCAGAGGTCACTTGAAAAGTACCATTGTGACTGTTGGAAGAACTCTCCAAGCTATTTTAGCTGATAGAAACAAACGTGTTTTAATTGCCAATGCTACTTACAACAATGCTTGTTCATTCTTAACTGATGTAAAAAGGCATCTGAAGTTTAATGAGAAGATTAAGATGTTTTGGGGAGATCCCCTTGAAGATGTAGAAGTCTGGGCTAGAGACAAGATAACTCTTAAAAAACCTGTTGGTGCTTCCAAGGAACCTAGCGTTACAGCTATGGGTTTAGAATCTAATCTTACCTCTCAACATTACGACATGATTATAATGGATGATCTAGTTAATGGAGATTACGTAAACACTTCTGACCAGATTGAAAAGACTATCAACTTTTATAAGGAATGTTTGAATCTCTTAGAGCCAGGCGGAGAACTGATTATGATTGGGACTCGTTGGCATGACAGAGATTTGTATGGTTGGGTAATGGACACCGATAACAATGTGATTTCTAACTTTGAGATATTTCTTAGGAAGGCTTTTGAGGGAAGTTTAGATACTGATGATGGTTTTCAGGCTTTGTTTCCTGAGAAGTTTACTCGCAAGATTTTACTCAAACTATACGAACAACAAGGTCCTTACTTCTTTTCTACCCAGTATTTGAATGATCCCATCCCTGAAGAAAACGCTACCTTCAAAAAGGTTTGGTTTCAGTATTACGAACCTGCTGATTTAAAAGGAGCTACTATCAATCAGTTTGTAATGGTAGACCCTGCTATTTCTCTTGAGAAAGATGCTGACTATACAGCTATTGTAACTATCTCTATAGATATGTTCCAGAACATTTACATAAGAGACATTATTCGTAAGAGGATGTCCCCAGATGATTTGATTTCCCACCTATTCAAACTTAACGAACAGTACCACCCTCAAGAGATTGCAGTAGAGGATGTGGCTTACCAGAAGGCTCTCCAGTACTACATCACCCAGGAAATGAATAAGAGAAACATCTATCTACCTATTGTTCAGGTCAAACCTGCAAATAGAAGTAAAGACCAACGTATCAAAGGACTTCAACCTCTTTATTCTAACGGAAAGATATTTCACTCTAAAATTGTAGCAAATATCCAACAACTAGAGGATGAACTTTTGAGGTTTCCTAGAGGTAAACACGATGATGTTATTGACAGTTTGAGTTATTCATTAGATATTATGTATGCACCAAAGCGTAAAGTTACTCGTAGGAATAAGCAGAAGTATCTTTACAGTTAAAATTATTCTGTATATAATAGTATGAGATTCCAGTAGGAATCTTTTTTTATGCCAGCATTAGAACTAGCAAAAATAAACAGTAAATACAAACCTTCCGACAAAGAGCAGGATATAAGGAAATGGGTGTATAAGCGTTATCGTGATATGAAGGAATCTACAGAGAGACAGAATATTGAAACGATTTGGACTAAATCTGAAAAAGCCTGGGAAGCATTTAGAAAACCCAAAGAAGATTGGCAATCAAACTATTTTATTCCCCTTACTACCTCAGTTGTTGAATCTATTTTAGGAGAGATGATTGAGCAGAATCCTAGACCTTTGATTCTTCCTCGTGGGTATGAGGATGCTAACAAGGCTATGATAATGAGTCATATCTTTGACTATACTTGGGATGTGGCTAATGGAGATGAGGAACTAAGAAAAGTTATCAAATCAGCCTTAATTTATGGTACAGGATTTGCACAAGAATTTTACCTTAGAGATAGACGAATGATTAGGGACATAATTAAGATAGGTGATAAATCAAAGAAGAAACAAGGCAGAGATATTATTTCTGAGGAAAGAGAAGCATTTGAGTATGATGATTGTATGATGGAGTACGTTTCTCCTTGGGATATTTTCAAAGATGACAAAGCTCGTGATTTTAACAGAGGTACATACAAAGCTAGAGATGTAATTCGCAGATATGTAATGAACTATAGAGATGCTAAACTTTTTTTCTCTGGTCCTGTTTGGAATCATTTAGGAAACTTTAAATATGTAAGACCAGGTGGAGACACAGATTTCTACCAGTTCTACAAACCACCTCAAGGAATTGACAAAGCAGAAGAAGTTGAAGTCTTGTGGTACTGGTCACGTAAACCAGAAGATTCTCTTGTAATTGTGATTAATGACGTAGTAGTCAGAATGGGTCCAAATATCTTTAAACACAAACAACTTCCTTTTGGGAGATGTGTAGATGTAGACAGACTTGATAGATTCTATGGTAAAGGAGAACCAGAACTTTTAGACTCTATTCAAGATGAGCTTAACACCCTTAGAGGAATGGTAATTGATCGTAACCACTTAGATATTGATAAGTCTTTCCTTGTTTCTCAAAACACAATGTTAAATGACGAGGATTTGATTGCTAGACCTCACGCTATGATTGCAGTTGATGATCCCAAATCTGTTCAATCTCTTGAGTATGGGGATATTCCTCTTTCAGTAGAACGAACACTTAAAGCTATTAATGAGGATTCAGTTAGGGTGACAGGAGTAGACGACAGATTCCAGTCACTTCAAAAGACTCCTTCTACAGCTACAGAAGCAGCTATTCTAAAAGAATCTACCCTTAAAAGAATTAAGATGAAAGTAAACAACCTAGAAAAAGGATTCTTAGTAGACATTGGTAGAATGAGAGTTGCCAACATCTTACAGTTCTATTCTCAACCAAAACTTGAAAAAATCGTAGGTGAGAAGAAAACAGAGACATTTAAACAAGAGGTTGCTAAACTAGCCGCTTCAAATATGTTGGAAGTTAGAGATGGAACTCCATACAAAAAGAAATATAAAGAGATTAGATTAGAAGATGCAGAGATATTCCCTGATGAATCAGGCAATTTCAAGGAACGTAAGATTAATGGATTCTCCTTCTTTGAACTAAAACCTGAGTATTATATGCCAGTAGCACAAGGAGGATTTGACATTAAGTTTGATGCTGGTGCAAATATGCCACTTAGCAAACCCCTAATGCAGTCTAAAATGACAGAGTTGTTTGACAGGTTGATGCCGATTGCTATTACTGGACAGACTGGTTATGACCCAGAGAAGATTATGGACATGGTTGTAAGAGCTAATGACAATAACCCTCAAGAACTTAAAACAGACCAAGATAACCAAGAAACTAGTATAGAAATGAATCGTGTTGAAATGATGATTGATTTGGCTGGTCAAGAGGACCAGATGGTTACTCAGGGAAAACAAATCCCTGAAATAGGAACACCTTACGCTTTGCCAGTCCATACGGAAGTTCACATAAACTTTTTAAAGAGTGACGCTGGTAAGGCTCTCCCTGATGAACAATATCAGATTCTAGTAACACACACTATGGGAGAGATAGCCGCAATAGAAGCCAGAGGAGGAGGGCAACAATCACCTCAACAAATTAATCCACAACAAAATGGAGGACAGAGCTCTCCTTTTCCAGCTTCGTCAGGAATGGGTAAACCAACAGGTCCACCAAACACAATACAAGGAGGAGCTCAAGTCCCAACAGGACAGGCTTTAGGAAATGGCTAAAAGAAAAAAAACTGCTGAGGTTCAATTAATCTTAAAAAGTTTAGACAGTACTGTTGTAATTGCTTTGTACGAACTAAACAAGAACAAGAAAGTCATTGAGCCTATTTTACAGATGATGACAGACCTCAAACAACTAGATTTGAAAAAGATTTTAGATATGGCTGGAGCAGTTAGTTCAATGGACACTATGATTAATAATACTTCAGAACAGTCTTTCTATAGGGGAAGGATTTCCAACTCTGTTATGTTTAGGGCTTTGCTTATAAATGCAGAGCAAGAAATGGAACGAAGGGAACATCTAAAAAAATAATGGGACTATTTGACTTTATAAGACCAAAAGCACCAATACCAGAAGAAGAAATACAAGGCAGGTCACCTAATTTGCTTGATATGATAGCACAATTATTGCCTTCTCAAAGTTATGAGTTTAATAATCCAAATATTCCACAAGCAACACCAGCACCTACTCCAACACCAACACCAACTCCTACTCAAAATACTTATTCTATTCCAGAACAAGCAGTTGGAATACCAGACAATCCAAATCATCCTGGGTTTTCTAATCAAACTAGAAATATAGAGCCAAATTTATTTGATGCTATATCTGGTTCAGATACAACTGATAAAATTAAAAGATTGATGTTTGCGCTAGGTGCTTCTGAATCTTCAGGTGGATATAATTTAACAGGAGATAGCGGAAATGCTCATGGACCTTATCATATTAATCAACTATATAGAGGAGATGTTCCAGGGCAAAGAAATCCAATTTCAATAGAAGATTCTATGAATCAAGAAAGTGCAACAAGATATTTATTAGAGGAAATATTAAGAAATCAGGATGCTGGATCACCATTTAAGGATCTCCTTTCTTCTTGGAATAGTAAATCTGGATATGTTAATAGTGGACCTAGATATAACGAAGAACTACCACTAATGGCTACTACAAGTGCTTTTCTTAAGGGAGAGTAACTTGACAATAATTTCATAATGTTAGATACTATATATACAGAGATTCCAGCAGGATTCTCTTTTTTTTATGGGAAACCAATTATTAAGGTCCATAGGAGGATAATATGTCAGATGAAAAAACGACTCCTGCCGATAAGGCAGAAAAAGTCACAGTAGAAAAAACAGTCCCAGCCAAGGAGCAAGCTGGAAAACCTGAGAAAAAAGCTCAAGCACCTTCAAATATACCTGATAAACTTCAGGGAAAATCTCCAGAAGAAATTGTATCTATGTATACAGCTCTGGAGAAAAAATTTGGTGAACACTCTAAAGAGGTAAGCGATGCTCGTGAATACCTCAAAGAGCGAACTGTTATTAATGAAGTCTTAGCGGATGACAAAGAATTATATTCTATGTTTGAGTCAAGACTGAAGAAAAAATACGCACCAGATACTAAAAGTGACGGAGAGGTAAAGTCTGATCCGAGAATAACGGATATAAGACGATCTGAGGAAAATAGAATCATTGGTGATTTCCAGAGAAATCTTGGAATTGACAAGATGCCAAAAGAGAAACGCTCGGAAGTAATGAAGAAAGTTTCACAAGAAATGGCAGAAATGTTAGACCCAGGAGGAAAGAAACCAACAGGACAGATAATTTCCGAGGCAAGTCTTACTAACCTACCTAAACTTCTTGAAAATGCCTATATATTGGCACATAAAGATAGTTACATGGATAAGGGAAAAGCAGACCCAGATTTAGCCTCTATCGGAAGCCTTGCAGCTTCCAGTAGTGGGAAATCAGACCCAGTAAATAGTCTGACGGAACACGAAAAAACAACTGCAAAGAAATTAGGTGTTTCTCAAGAGAAATATCTAAAAAATAAGAAGTTAATAAATAAATAAATAAAGGAGAAAAATATGGCAGGTTTTGAATACCGAGGACAGCTTAATGGAGCTGAAAATCCCGTTACACTCAAAGTAGCAATCAAGAACTCTGTAACTGTAGGAGTAGGAGACATGGTATATAACGATACCGCTGGTCTAATGAGAGCAACAAGCTCAACCCTCATTTTGGGAGTTGTAGTTGGAATAGTAAATGATGATGGAATTGATTTAGATAACGCTAGTACCGATACTTATGATGGTACTTGGACATCTAGCTCTAAAACCTATTTAGCTACAAGTGATAACCAGACAGACAAAAAAGTTTGTGCATTAGTTATCGCAGATGAAAACGCACTATGGTACAACAACTCTGATGGAGATTTCACAGATCCAGGTGATTGTTTCCAATTCACAAAATTAGTAGATCATGACCAAGTTGACGAAAGTGAGACATCAGCAACAGTAGGTCAAGTTTATATTGTGAAATTAGATCCAGATGGAGACAGTGATGCTTCCAAATGTATCGTAAAAATAGCAGTATCACAATTAACTGCTTGGACTCCTGCAACTTAAAGTCAGGTAGATTATAAAATAATTAATTAAGGAGAAAATATGGCAAGTTATAGATCAACATTCGGAGATCTTCTGGAACCAGGTTTCAGAGAAATCTACGATGATGCTTTTAAAGAGACGCCATTGGTCTTTCCACAAATTTTCAATGTCAATTCATCTACTAAACAAGATGAAAAAGATAGCGGAGTTACAGGATTCGGTATGCTTCAGCAAACTGCTGAGGGTGCTTCTGTAGACTACGAAGATCCAATCCAAATGTATGACGTGACTTATACTCACCAAAAATA